CCGGGCGTAGTCCTCTGCCGTCTCGGCTGTTTCCAACTGGGAGGCGAGCTGCTCTGCGGCAACGTCTTGGAGCTCCTCGATGGCGGCAATGTCGCCTATTCGTGCGCGCAGCAGCACATCCTGATACCGCTGGGAAACGAGCTCGCGCTGTGCCAACGGAGACAGCGGTGACTGCCTGCCGGTGAGCGCCGATTCGCGCCACTGCTTGAGGCTCTTTGCAAACTGCTCCCACCGCTCCTTCGTCTGCCGGAGCTCGTCGGCCTCACGCTCATACGCATCGATGAGGTTTTTGCGCGCCGTCTCTACAGCAGCCTCGGCCTTGGCAATGGCGTCTTTGCGGGCCGCCTCGGCCTCAGCAAGCGGCCCCATCTCGCGGTCGAGCCGGGCAAGCGTCGCCGCCCGCTTGGCCTCGATTTCTTCGATGCGCTCCTGGGCGAACCCCAGCTTTTGGAGCGTGGACACCCAATCATCGAACTGGGCGTTGGCCTGCCTGACAGCCAACTCGTAGGCAGTGGGCGGCTTGACTAGGTCGTCGGCGGCCCTGTTGATTTGCTCCCAGGTCGCGGTAATCGTATTGATGGTCGCGTTAAGCTGCTGCAGGGCCGCGGCATATGCTTCCACGTCCCCAGACTGGACACCGGCGCTGATGGTCTCCTGAAGGCCCTTGATGGCCTCTTCAGCGCGCCCAGAGACAAGGGCCAAGGCCTCGGCATACGTGCTGCTCGATACCAAGTCAGTACCGGCAGCCTCGAAGGCGTCTTCAGCCGCTTCGAGGATTGCCTTGCGTAACCTGTCGGAATACTTGGCAAGAAGCTCGTCGAGCTTCATGTCGGAGCCAAAATCCCACGCCCCGCCACCGGCTCCTGCTACCTTGCGACCGAACTCGATGGTCTTCTCCCGCAGCATGTCCACGTACTTATCGCCGAAGGCCCCAACGGCCGCCTCAACCTCGGCGAACTGCTGCGCTGCAACCTGCTCCAACGCGGCGGCGATTTTCTCGCCGGCGTCATAATTGGCCCCGTCCTTGGTGTGGAACTCGAACCCGGCGCGGAAGTTTCCTCCGCCGATGCGCTCGGCGTCGATATCCCCCCACCGGATGCGCTGGGCGTTGAAGATGACCGATGGGGAATGCTCGTCACCACCAAAGAGCGAGCTGGCGAGGCCGCCCAACACTGCCCCGGCGGCGGTGCCGACGACCGGGAGGGCGGATCCGACTGTGGCCCCGAGAGCGGCTCCGGCAGTGGATGACGCAAGGGCCGTACCGCCCCATGCCCCGAGCGCCCCGCCCAAACTGGACGTGATGCCACTGTACTGGTTTTGCGGGAGCCCGAGCGGACCGCCCAGGAGGCTGTAACCGAGGCCATCCAGAGCGCCCAGGCCAAGCGCTCCGCCAATCGTCAAGCCGCCACCAGTGAGGCCTGCGAGGTTCTCCGCGGCGGCCAAGGAGGCGACCGGGCCACCGGCCGTGCCCCCTGCCGCAAGGGACATCGCCCCGCCAGACAGCGCCACAGTACCAGGAAGCTTGGTAGAGAGTAGCCCCGAGACGAACGCCCCCCCGGGAATCGAAGAGAAAAGCCCCTTGGGCGCGAACATCGAGCCAGACCGGGCGAAATCATAGACGGACATGAGACCACCAAAGAGGTCCTTCGGGGCCGCCGCTGCTGTACCAGGCATGCTGAATGCCCCAGCCAAACCGCCGGCCACCGGCATGACGATTGCCTGGATGATGGGCCGCAGCACTAAGGTCTGGAACATATTGACGATTGCGTCGCGCATGTTGCGCGCGAAGTCCTTCCCGGACTCGAACCCGCGCATCAGCGCGTCCGTCAGACTGCGCTCGATGTTCTTAGCCGTGCGCTCCCATTCCCGCTGGGCCTGCTGCGCACTCTCTGCCGCGGCTTCCTTGACTTCATGGGCCTTGAGGGCCGCGACAAGTCGCCGCTGCGCAGCAATGCGCGCATCAAGGGCCTCGATATAGCCCGGGATGACATTGGTCGCAGTCTCCATGGCGGCGCGTTGCTGCTCTAGCTCTGCCAGGGTGAGCTCCGCCAAGGCAGCCTTCCCCTGCCCGAACACCGCGTTGGCCTGCTCTTGTGCCTTGGCCTGCCGCTCGGTCGCGTGGACGGCATTCCATACGGCATCAAGCTGCTTTTTGCGCTCGGCTTCGGCCGCAGCAAGCTCCTTTGCCTGCTTGATGGCGAAGGGTTGCCGCTTGGTCAGCTCGTCAAGGAGCTGGATCTGCTGCTGGTCGGTGATGAGGCCCTCGCGCCGCATGGCCTGGATGCGGGCAAGCTGTTCGTAATAATCGTCAGTGATTCCGGCTAGCTGGTTCAATAGCTTGGTGCGCTCTCGAAGCTCGCGGTTTTCCTCAGACCGCCCGCTGGCGCCCCTGTCCGGCTTTTCGTACGACGCGCGAATGGCGGCAATGCGCCGCTCAAGCTCCTCACGGGAGACCCCAGCGCGAAGGGCGAGCTCGGTCGCAGCGGCAATCTCGCGCTCCATCTTCTCCCGTTGGGAGAGGAACTTGAGCCCATCCTGGTCGAACTTCGCGCGGGCCTTGACCATGTCGGCTTGTGCCCGTTGCTGCGCCGCGATCTCTTCTTCTTTCTGGATTTGCTCTTCAAGGACTCGGATCCGCTCTTTTGTCGCGTTGATCTGGTCTTGGTAGAGGAACTGGTTGAACGGGCTGTGCGTTGCCTCTTCGAGATAGACCGCAAGGTTCTCCCTGGCGTCCTCGAGGTCCCGATACAGGTTGCGGGTGCCAACCCCATCAAGCCAGTGGACGACCTCGTCCCAAGCCTCCTTGACGGCGCTGGCAATCTCCCTCCAGCCCCGCGCGAAAAGATTTAGGTTCGCGTCGATTTGTGACGCTCGGCTATTGATTGCCTCTGCGAATGCCTCCTGGGCGACCCCCGCGGCTTCTGTTGCGCGGCCCTGCTCCATGAGCGCCTTGATTTGCTCATACGTGGAGGCCGTCAGATAGTGCATGCTCTCGTTGAGCTCGAGCGACGCCCTGAGTGGCTCCTTTGCCAGCGCGGCAAACTGCTTCGCCGTAGTCTCTACCGCCTGGCCGGTTGCCTGCTCGAAGCGGATGGCCGCCGCAGCAAACTCTTGGAGAGCTTCCCGGCCCTGAATGCCGGCGCGGACAAACTCGACGAGTGTCTCTGCCGCGTGGCTCTGCGTGCCGGCAACGGTGTCAATGGCCGCAGCTATCTGACTGAGCTGCCCAGCGCTTACCCCAGCAGCCCCGCCGGTCAAGACGAGCGCCTTGGAGAGCTCTTGGGCCTGCTTCTGCGCCGAGTAGAGCGCAGCACCAAGCGCTCCGACAGCGGCCAGACCGACGTTGAGCGGAGTGATCAGCCCGACAACATGCCTACCGAGGGCCTGGGCCGCGGCTCCGGCGCTGCCAAAGATATCGCGTAGCTGGCCGCCCTGCTGCAAGAACACCTGCATGACCGACTGCCCGCCGGCCAGGGACACAACGATGTCGGTGAGTTGCATCGGGACCTGGCGCAGTGCCGCGGCCGTCTGCTTCGCCGTAAGCCCCATGGAGTGCATCGACTGTGCGGCAGCATCCTGAGCAGCACGAGCTTCGCGAAGGACCTTGAGGTATGGCTCCAGCACTTCCGGCTTGATGCCGCGCTGCTGCGCCAAGGCCAAGACGTACGCCTCGGTGTTCTTGCCCCCGGCTTGGGCCTCGGCGGATAGGCGCTGAATAAGAGCAATCAGGCTCCGAGTACTGGCGTCGACCTTCTTTTGAGCCCTGGCGGCTGCTTCCCCAATGTTCTGGAAGCTATTTGCCGCCTGCTCGGTGGCGCGAGCTGTCTCCTGGCTGAACTGCGCGACGCTGTTCTTTGCGCTGGAGAGCCCCGCCTGCGTGCGGTCAGTGACGGCGACCTCGAGCTGTATCTTGCGGGCTTTCGTCATGTCATCCCCTGGCGTTCATCGTCGCGAGAGCCTCTCGCTCCATCACCTGAATATCGTTGAACATCTCTTCCCACTCTTCGTCCGTCGTGGCAAGACGGTCAAGCAGTGGATAGAGTGCCGCATAATCCAGCCCGGTCGGGCCGCACATCCCCACTCGCCATTGGGTCTGGAGAGAGCAAAACAAGCGAAATGCGGTCCAATGCTCAGGCCACACCTCGACCTCTTCGGTCTTCGAGGCCTCGGCCACAAGGCCGATGAAGGCGTTTGCGGGCGGGTCGTCGTCCTCTCTTGTGTAGAGCGCCCGCGCCGCCGCCCTCAGTTTCCCAAGCGGCCCTCTGTGACCGCGATGCGGTACTGCTCGATGATCTCCATGGCCGCGCCGGGGAGCTCGTCACAAAGCTGCGCGACATTCTCCCGGGAGAACTCACAGTCCAGATTCCACCCGTCCGCAATCTGCATGATGTAGTCGGCGTGGGAATCGCGAGTCTTGGCGTGCGCTTCCGCCAAAGAGAACTTGAGGTCGTCGTCAGAAGCCCCCCTCTGCTCGGTCTTGGATGCAGCCATGAGGTCATCGATAAACTTGCCGAACTCCGACCGAGTGCGGTAGATATAGGACATCTCGACAACGCCTTCGCCACCCTCGGGGAGAGACACCCTGATGGTCCGTTTGAAGTTTTTGGGCCGAGCGCCCAGTTTGATTTTCGCCACAAAACCCCCGAAATGTTTGTTCTTTTTATCCTGGCCCGGCGCCTGCGAGCCTCCGGGCCAGGGCACCATTGCTTACTAGTAGCTGATCGTGCGGCCGAGCATGGTCAGGGCCGCGGTCACCTGGTTG